CTGACATCCTTTCCAATGCTGGTAAAACATTCAACAAAATTGATGCGGCTGGACTGAATGGTATATCAGATAATCCAGAACTGTTACAGCGCATGAAAACTTTTCTGAATACAAAGGTTCGTGCTAGAGAAAAGGTAACTGACATACCCAAAACTGTTGATGAAATGGTAGAATACTTTCACAACATCTATCAAATTGAGTTGGGTAAAGCCGCTGAGTTAAAGACTGAAAAGGGTAGAGCGGCTAAGAAAGAAAAGATTGAAGGTATCAGAAAAGAAGTGATGAAATATTTTTCTGAGACAAATAAAGCGAATCTTGAAAACATCCTACTTTTGATGAACTACATAGTAGACGCAAAAGAAATTTTGATTACACAGATGAACAAGGTAAAGTCACTGGATACATTTTTATTGACAGACAAAGGTTTCAAATCAACAGGACAAGAAGGTTTTGTTGCTATTGACAGAGTTGGTAAAAATGCTGTAAAACTAGTTGATAGAATGAACTTCAGTTATGCTAACTTCTCACCAGAGGTAAAGAAAGGTTGGCAAAGATAAAGGATTGAATTGATGATTGAATACTTGATTAAAGACCAGATATACCTTTTGTATATCGCTTTCATTATGCTTAGTGTTGGAATGATTAAAGAAAATAATCTATTTGCTGACATCTATACATATCTCACAAAAGCATTCAAATCAAAGAGACTCATCGTAACACTGATGAGTGCTTTCACTGGTATTCTACCTATCCCTGGCCGTGTGACAACATCTGCTGGATTGTTAGACACAATGGCGCCTGATAGAGGTGAAAAGGGAAGAGAGAAATATGGTATCGTTGACTATTTGTCAACACATCACTATTATATGTGGAGTCCATTAGAGAAAACAATTATTGTTCCTATGGGTGCATTAGGATTAACCTATGGTGCATTAATGGGTATGCTTGCTCCAATGCTTGTTGTTTCTCTTGCTCTTATTTTAGGTTATATCTTCTTTATGGTAAAAGAGGAAGATGTGATTATTCGTGAGTTCTCTGATAAAGATTTCAAAATCAGTCGAATCACTAGAGGACTTGTTCCATTCCTATTTGCAATTGGTGCAGTCATCTATGGTGTCGAACCACATTGGGCTTTTGGTGGACTAACACTATATTACATGATTCTGACAATGACATGGGATTATAAGAAACTTCTATCCTATATCAACTGGAATGTAATTATCAGTGTTGCAGTAATTATTGCACTTGCTAACTTTGCAAAGTCAAACACAAATGATATTAAAGCATTCTTAGAAGGAACTGTTTTTGACTTCAATACACTAACAGGTATTGCATCTGTATCTGCATTAGGTTTCTTAGGAGCATTTGCACTTGGCTCTAGTTCAAGATTTATTGCTTTGTCTGTGCTTCTTGCTAGTGTATATGGTGTAGAATACTTTGTTTGGTTCTTTGCAATTGAATTTGCTGGATACCTAATTTCACCAATGCATAAGTGTGCTACTATTGGAATGACATACTTTGGTACACCATTTAAGCGTTATGCAAGTGTATTGGGATTATGGGCAGTTAGTGTTGTAACTACAGGTGGATTGTTCACCTTTGGAATATTATAAATAACTGTAAAGATAACAGAATCATTCTACACTGATTCTAAACAATTGTCAAGCGTTAAGTCTAAGGAAAACACGCAAATGAGTAAAAAATTAGTATTCACATTTGGTAGGATGAATCCACCTACTATTGGACATGAGAAACTGGCTAACAAGATTAAGTCAGTAGCGAAACAGGAGAAAGCCGATGCTCGTATCTATCTCTCCCATACACAGAATCCAACTAAAGACCCGCTATCCTACAAGCAAAAACTTACTTTTGCTAAAAAGGCATTTGGAATTGCACACCAATCAAACGCAAAGCAAATCTTCCAAATCCTCAAAGAAATCTACGCCGACAAATACACAGACATCGTTATGGTGGTCGGTTCTGACAGGGTAGGCGAGTTTAAGACACTTCTAAACAAATATAACGGCAAAGGTGACTATGAGTTCGATAGCATCAAAGTCGTTTCTGCTGGTAAGCGAGACCCCGATGCAGAGGGTGTCGAAGGTATGTCAGGCACTAAACTGAGAGGCTTGGCTGTCAAAGGACAGTTTGATGATTATGAAGATGAGCAAGGTAAAAAACAGCCTGGTTTTGGTAGTGCCGCCGCATCTAAATTATCTGACAGAGATAAGAAGAAGATGATGGACATGGTGCAGAAAGCACTATCAGAAGAAGTCCTAGAAGACTGGTCAGACGAAGATTCTGCTCTGTATGAAGAACTAGAATTACTAGACATCAATGAAGCACTTACGCCACAGCAAAGACGCAAGAGAGCAATGATTATGAAGCGTCTTGCTCCTAAACTTGCTAGACAGCGCAAAATTAAAGCGAAACAAAAGGCTGGCGGTGAGAAACTTCAACAAAGAGCAAGAAAGCAAGCAATTCAAAAAGTCAGAGAAAGAATCGCTGGTGAAAAAGGTGAGAAGTATAGTCAGTTGTCTCCATCTGCAAGACAAGCAATTGATAAGAGAGTTCAAAAGCAGGCAGGCATCATCAATAAACTTGCTACTAAACTTCTACCATCTGTTAAGAAAAAAGAGATGGAGAGAGTAAAGCAAGCAAGAACACAATCAGAAGATTTTGATGCACTGATTGAATCAGCACTAAAAACTATCAAGGTTGGTGAAGATGCGATTGGTGCAAAAGACACACAATATGCTCTAGTCAAAGAACGCAAGGTTATTGCTATTGGTTTGAAAAGCGAAATGCAGAGACTTTCTATGAAAGAAGGTGGCAGAGTTTGGAAAGTCAGTGCTGAAAACAAAGTTGGCGATTTGGTAGAAGCAAAGACTAGACAAGACCCTGAGATTAAAGATATTGAAGGTACACAGCCAGCGAAGTATTACACTGGTGATATGTCCAAGTCCACTAAAGAAAAGAGAGCGGCTTACTTTAAGAAGCAAGCAAAGAAAGACGATGATAGCAAAGCGGCATATAAACCAGCGCCTGGCGATTCGTCTGCTGAAACCAAACCATCAAAGTATACTAAGAAGTATCAACAGATGTTTGGTGAAGAGATTGAAGGTCTAAAAAAGAAAGCAGACAAGTCTGGTATCTCTTACGGCATTCTAAAGAAAGTCTACGACAGAGGTATGGCCGCTTGGAAGTCTGGTCATCGCCCAGGCACAACACCACAACAGTGGGCGTTTGCAAGAGTGAACTCATTCATTACTGGTGGTAAAACTCGCACAACTGCTGATGCAGACTTATGGGCAAAGCATAGTGGCAAGTCTGAATCTGTTGAGTTAGAAGAAGCAAGAGCAAAACAAGCAGTTTCGGGTGGCAAGGTTCAGAAACTTGTTACTGCACACGGTCTGAAATTTAAGGGTAAGGTTTATAAAGAAATAGATATGGAACTGAAGGGTATTGATAACAATACTCAAATGGTTACATTTAATATTATTCATCCAAAAGAAATCTTTGGAAATGAAGTTAAAGTTCCATTCAAAACTTTGAGGAGAGGTCCATTCATGGCAACCGATACCTCTAAAATCAATGATGAAGCAGTGTCTCCAGCACAGCAAGCGGCTATTGCTATTGCTAAGAAGAAGTCTGGTAAGTATGACAAAGACGGTAAGCGTATTGATGAAGCATATGAGATTGGAACAGATGAATATGCAAATCACACAAAAGATATGACGCCAGGTCAGACTGAAGGTTTGAAAAAACATCCTAAGTTAAAGAATCTAAAAATACCTACTGGTGCAACAGCACGAAGAGTAAAAGACGCTGAAGCAAAGAGCAAAGCAAGAAAAGAAAGAAGAAAAGGCACAGCACTAGCGGCGGCATACAATCCTGATGATGATTTTGGTGGTAAGCCAGTCAAGAAGTTCAAGGACATTAAAAAAAAGAGTCAAATAAGTGAAGCAATACAATATCACTTAGACACTGGTGTGCCTTTCGCTGATAATATTTTTCGTCATGATTCACCATCATTCTATCGTTTCTTTCAAGAAGCAAGAGTGAGATGGAGAAATGGTGAACTAGAACCAGATGCTACAGACAAACAAATACTGATGACTGACATTGGTATGTTTGGTATCTATGAGGGCAAAGAAGTTCCACTTGATTGTCCGTTGATGGAAGCAGATAAAGATGTAGAACTCAACTCACCAAAACGAGGTGGTTCTAAGAAGTTTTATGTGTATGTGAAGAATGATAAGGGTAATGTGGTAAAAGTGGAGTTTGGTGATACTTCTGGATTGAAAGCAAAGATTAATGACAGAGAAGCCGCACGAAACTTTGCAAGTCGTCATCAGTGTGATACAAAGAATGATAAGACAAAGCCTGGATACTGGGCGTGTAGATTGCCTTGGTATGCAAAGTCATTAGGACTAGAAGGCGGAGGTAAGTACTTTTGGTAAAACCATATAAAGACATACATTTAGCACCAAATGTCTTTGTTCGTGAGTTTGATACAGAAGTAGATAGTGATGAACTTGTATGGCACAGAGACAAAAAGAATAGACACTTTGCAGTGTTAGAAGGTAAAGACTGGTGGTTTCAAGAAGATGATAAGATGCCAGTCGAACTAGAAAAAGGTAAGATTTACGAAATAGAGAAGGGTGAATATCACAGACTTCTCAAAGGAACAAAAGCAACTCAACTTAGAATAAAGATATGGGAAGAAGAGTAAAATGTCACTAGAAAGCACAATAAGAATGATGACTGAAAAGAAAGTCGTCAAAGAAGACGGACACACAGATGTCGCTTCTGCTAAGAGACAGTGCAAAACTGCTATGGAAGATGCTCAAGCCATCATAGGTGTTCTAGATGGCATGAACGATGAAGATGCACTGCCTACTTGGTGGACAAACAAACTTGCGATTGCGGCAAACAGCATGAACAAGTTGAACGACTATCTGTCAAATCCAACAGAGCAAAAGGAAGAAATAGAAATGGAAGATTTAGACAATCTTATTGAAGAAGCACTCAATGAAGAGGTAAAGTATCCTCACATGATGTATGACCCTGAGACTGGCGAAGGTGTAGAAGCAAAGACGCCTGAAGACCATGATAAACTTGCAAAGAAGGGTTACACACATGAGAAGCCTGAACTTGATGAGGCGCCAAAGATGAAGTATGCTCTTGTCGGCAAAGATATGAAAATCTATTCAATGGGTAGTGATGAGCGAGACTTGAGATTGGACAGGCGTTCTCTTGAAAAAAGATTCAAAGATGTTGCACCACTAAAAATGGCAAGACTTAAAACTGCACAAAAAATTGGTGATACTGTAGATAAATCCCAACTAAAGGAGGAGACAGTGAACGAACATACACATTATAAGATGGAGCCGTTTGGTGTTTCCAGAAGTCTAGTTGACTCTGTAAAAGCAGTTCTTGCTGGCAAACCAAACAGAGAAAACATTCCAGAAGAGATTCTGGACGATGATGTTGCTGACTTTATTGGTGCGGCTTCTAAAGCGGCTGCCGCTGGTAAGAAGAAGTTTAAGTTTGGTGACAAAGAATATCCAGTAACAATCAAAAAGTCTACTGCTGATAAAGTTTCTAAGAAGATGGATGAAGCGGTAAAGAAAGAAGAAGACGAAGAGCCTGCTGACGACAAGAAAGCAAAAGATAAGAAGGACGAGAAGAACGGCAAGAAAGAGCCAATCGAAATCGACCCTGAAATCAAAGAAGAACTAGACATCATTGAAATGGCTGATGCCGACTTTGATGCATACATCGAAGACTTGTCAGAAGAGCAACTTGACGAACTGATTGGTGCAATCGGTAGAGGTCTGAAAAAGGCTGGTAGTGCCGCAGTCTCAGGTGTTAAAAAGGCCGCTAATAGAATGTCAACATCTGGTCGTGCAGACGCCGCACAAGCAAAACTTGCTAAGATTAAAAAGAAAAAAGCAGACAAGGCTCGTTTAGCAAAAGCAAAAGCAGATATTGCAAAAGAAAAAGCAACTGAAAGTAAAGTAGTCAAAGAAGCAGAAATGACTGATGCACAAATGGCTCGCCGTGAAGAAATCGTCAAAGAACTCAAAAAGAAAGAAGATGAGTTCAAAGAGCGTTATGGTGACAAATGGAAAGAAGTCATGTATGCAACTGCTACTAAGATGGCAATGAAAGAAGCAAAGAAGTAAATGAAAATATACTGCGACATGGACATGGTTCTATGTAACTTTCTCAAAGGAGCAGAGAAGGTAACAGGTGAACCATTTCCAGAGAAAAATGGAAAATATTCTAAAGACGAAAAGAAAGCCATGATTGCGGCTACGAAAGGTTTTTGGGATAATCTTGAGTGGATGCCTGGGGGTAAAGACTTGTGGAACTATCTAAACAGCATTGAAGGTGCTGATGTTGAGATACTATCTGCATATGCTTCTTGGGACCCATCATGTAAAAGAGGTAAGAGAGTTTGGATTGCTAAAAATCTAAAACCAAAACCTAACAAAATCCATTTGGTTCGCAGAGAAGACAAACAGAATTACGCTGATGCAGATAGCATCCTCGTAGATGACCATGGGAAGAATACAAGTGAGTTCAAAAGAGCAGGCGGACAGGCTGTCACGCATATAAATACTAGTAAAACAATATCCGAATTAAAGCGGATACTCAAATAAGACAAGGAGAATAGAGATGTCACTTTGGGGAATGAATGACGGAAAGGCCACCGCTGGCAGTATTGTTGTAACAGCGGCGAATAGCACAGTAGTTGGCACTTCCACAACCTTTACCAACTTTGCGGTTGGTGATTTTCTAAATGTCGGTAAGAACGACTATGTGATTACTGCTATTGCAAACGCAACAGTAATGACAGTTCGTGCTGGCGAAACTGGTGGAACACTCGTAGGCGCACAATCAAACAGCACCTACTATGTTCAAGAGAAGCCTTTGTATATTGCATATGGTTCAGTAGGACTAGATGCTAACAATGTCTATGGTGTATCAACATCTGAAATGAACTTTGCAAACACTGCTGGAACAGAGTCAGATATTGTACCTCATGCTGGTTGGAATCTAAGAACTGAAGGTTCTGGTGGTCGTGCAGGCCGTGTGTTCTATGAGACACTCGTAGCCGCATCATCTATCACTGGTGACGCTGGTGACGATAGCAAACTTCCAGAATAAGTTCTGATTTAGGAGTAGACAATGGCAGATAAGAAGGTCAGTGAACTGACGGCAATTACGAATCTCTCTAGAGATGATTTGTTGCTTGTCGTCAACGACCCTTCTGGCACACCAGCCAGTAGGAAAATAACTCATGCAAACTTTTTCGGTAATGTAGTTTCCGAAACGGTTCATGCTGGGTCGGTTACATTTAATGCAAATACCACTGTTGCTGGTAATAAGCAGACCGTTTCTGCCAACTCTACTTTCAATGGGTCGGTTACATATAACGGTTCTATTACATTTAATCAGGGTGCGGTATTTTCAAATACAACTGTTAATGTTTTCAATAGTAATACTATTGTCAATGGAACATTAACCACAAATGGTGCTATTTCGCTTGCATCTTCAGTATTAGCGGCTGGTGGTGTTAATATCATTGGTTCTAATGGTAGAATTAATGCTAACAATGCTATAAATCCAGGCTCCATTACTGAAGCGATGATGCAGACAAAGCCTATCGCTAACACTACAGCGAGAACTTTGATTACTGACAGAATGCAAGTCGCTAACACTCAAGCATTACACACCAGCATTACTGCAAATCTAAATTCATATATTGCAAATACAAATCCTCGCATAACAAATCTATTATCGAGTGTTTCTTCAACAAATACTAATTTAAGAACATTGGTAACTAGCACTAACACTGCTTTAAGAACACTTATATCCGATAGAATGCAAGTTGCTAATACTACATTGCTTGTCAATGATAGGATGCAAGTCGCTAATGTTAATGCACTGATTGCAAACTCAACAGTATATGTAAGTCAAGTAAGAACAACAAATCAGGAAACCATATCAACTCTAAGAGTTAATGGAAGTGATTCTACAAGTGGTGTTCTTATTTCAGATGGTTCTGTTTTAATTTTTAGTAATACTGGCGCTCCAGCATATACTGACTATTATTGTGAATTTTTGAATAATCACAGAGTAAGAGTTCAAGCGCCAACACACACTGCTATTCTAGGTGATGCGGCTGGTAATACAGTTTTGACATTACCTACTCGTTCTGGTAATGTTGCGACTACAAATAGTGAGACATTTACAGGAACTACAAATACAGAAAATCTTAATGTTAATGATGTTTTCAGAATTACAACTAAAGTTTCTGATTTTGCAACATCAAATGCACAAACTGAAAGCGTAACAGCAGGCTCTATTTACTACAGTAATACATATTTGTATGTTGTTACTGATAGTAATACAATTAAGAGAGTTTTGTTAAGCACTTGGTAAATTAAAATATGTTTGAAAATTTGAATGATGATAATTTTATGTTATTCGCCGCAAAATATTATGAAAACGCACATTGCACTGATTTATTAGAATTTCATGATGACTTGAAGAGAATAAGATATATTAAGAGACTATTTAAGAAGTATGAACAGACTGGTGAATTGAAAGATAGATTAGTATTTAATCATCTAATCGTTTTATATAATACCTTTGAACACAGAGCAATGACACGAATGCTCTGTTTCAAGTTAAGTGACCAGTTGCAATATTTGAAACCGTTCCTACTGTTCTTAAATTATTGGAGAACGGACTTTGGTATGATAAATGGAAAACAAATTATAGACAGTGATATTCCTATAGATATGAATATCGCAAAAGTATTAAGGCAGTTAAATGGCGACTAAGTTCGGAGACCTAATTCTAGCATATAATTTTATCAAGAGGTTGGTTACACCTTTTGATGAAACTGATGCGTTTAAGTTGGGTATTATTGACGAAAACGGTAAGAAGATTAAAGAACCTAAGAGTAGTGAAGAAGAACTTTCATACTCCGCATTTAATCGTCTTGTCTTTAACATCAAAAAACTTATTGAAAGAGTTCCAGGCGGTAAGTCAAAACTTGCTTCCTATGCGGCTGCCTTGTTTTTGATTCGAGAATCACAAGACACAAAAGAGCATTACACAGACGAAGAAATCATGCAAGCGTTGGAGGAGAACATGGACTACCTTGCAAAGCACGATAAAAAGACATACAAGAAACTTTTCGAGGATGCTCCAGCAACTTCAACTGCTGGTGTAGCAGGCACAGGCGATGATGCTGATACTGTTCCAGTAAAGAAGAAGAAGCAAATCGAAAAAGATGGTCGTAAGAAAGAAATGAAAGCATATCTCAAAGCATATCTTGAGCGTAGAGCAAAGCGTGAAGAACTTGCTAAGAAAGAAGAAATGAGAAAGCGTTTAGGATTGTAAAATGGCACAGTATCGCAGAGACAGACACGAATATCTTCCGAATGGCAACACTATCTTTGAGGTAGTGATGCTTGCTGATGAATATGGTAATCGTATTGGACCTGCGAATCCATCTGGTATGGCGGTAGATGCTTTTGGAAGAGCAAGAGTGTCACAGCCATTTACACTTTTTGATTCTTCACATCGTTTTGATGATAACGAAGCGTTTGCAACATCCAATACAGCAACAGCAACTTATGAACATTTCGCTAATAATGGTCTTGTTGTATTAGATGTTGATACAACAGATGGTGCTGAAGTTGTTCGTGAAACCAAGAGAATATTCTCTTATCAGCCAGGCAAGTCTCTGCAAGTATTAAATACTTTTGTTATGGATACAGCAAAGACTGGTCTAAGACAAAGAGTTGGATACTTTGGTGCTAATAATGGTATCTTCATAGAGCAATCAAACTCTGACATCTAC